AATTTTTTTTAAGTTTTTTGGTTATCTTCTATCCACTTATCTAATAAGTATTTTCTCACAAACAAGGGCATTCTTTCAAAATCTTGATAAGAAATCTTCATTAGTGTTGTTAAATAATAAAATTCGTCGATTTGAACTTTTCTATAATCAGAAGAAAGGGAGAAAAAAGTCAACCCCAAAACCAACATTCACTGTTAGCTTTTCTCCTGACGGGGCTATAATTGTTTTAGTCATATCTAATCTTGGTTCATTTTCATTCATAAATTTTCTTATGAACTTTGAGTCTGAAATTGGCATCGACTCAACAAACTTTGCAATTGATGCTTTATCGGTTGACCCGTCAACTTCAATAATTTCTTTTTGCATTCTCCAAGTTACCTTTGGAACAACCCTACCTTGAGGATATGTTTCTGCTAATTTACCAATCTCAATAATTTCACCATAACTTAATGGTTTAAGTTTAATGGTAGATTGTGATTTTGGTAAAAGAGTTGTAAATGAACCATCCTCATTTGGTTGTTGACCATTAATAATATTTAATTGGTCTAATAATACGTTTGATTTAAATGGTTTTTTAGTTACAGGGTCAGTAACATTTAATGTTATTTCAGGTCCAAATCCTGTATTTCTTAAAAATATTAGGATTGCTTCAACGTCACCTTCAAGTAATTCCTCAACTTTAATATCAGGTTCGTAAATTTTTGCTCGTAATAAAGTCATCGTTAAATCATTTGCACCACCCATTAAAATGTTTTCATCTGAGGCGGTAAGATAACCAACTTTAATTGATTTTTTTTTATTTTTATAAAAAATTCCTTGTGAAGGTAATTGTACCACATCATGTGGTAATGTGAAGTTTTCTTGACCGTAGTCCATTGATTGAGTATCCATATAAAAAATTAACCGTAAAGTTTATTGTCTTTACGGTTAAATATAATTAGATTTTTTTAATTATAAACATAATTCTTATTTAATTATGATTTATAGTAAATGAATAGAAGTATTGTATTACAAATATGTCTTACTTCTTATTCTTTAATATTAATTTTTATTTTTTTTGGTTATTAATTTTATATTTCTTTAAATTTTTGTTCCGTCTTCACCAGATGTTGATGTCTCATTTTTAACTGGTTCGAGAGCGGTAGTTGTTTGTTGAGTTGTTTGTTGAGTTGTTATCCCTAATGCTTTATTTATCGCGTCGATAGTTTTTGGACCTATACGATTGTCTGTATCTAATCCTGATTGTTTATTAGTATTTAACCACTTTTTCATATCCCTATTAGAGACAAAAGTCGCATTTGTTGCAGTATTAGAGACAGGAGTCGCATTTGTTGCAGTATTAGAGACAGGAGTCGCATTTGTTGCAGTATTAGAGACAGGAGTCACATTTGTTGCAGTATTAGAGACAGGAGTCGCATTTGTTGCAGTATTAGAGACAGGAGTCACATTTGTTGTTGTAGTAGAGACAGGAGTCACATTTGTTGCAGTATTAGAGACAGGGATTTCCTCATCTTCGTATGGTCCCGCCTCTGAAATAATTTTTTTAATAGTTTTTTCTTTTTCTTTAGAATGCATTTTTAAGATATGTCTTACTTCTTCTTCATTAATATTAATTCTCATTTTTTTAGTTATTAATTTTATATTCTATTAAATTTGTGTTCCGACTTCACCAGGTGTTGATGTCTCATCTTTAACTGGTTCGAGAGCGGTAGTTGTTTGTTGAGTTGTTTGTTGAGTCCCCTTAGTTAATGCGTCGTAAATTGCCTTTCTAGTTTTTCGACCTAAATACCCGTCTGGTACTAATCCTGAACTAAATTTAGCGTTTAAATTTTTTTGTAATTCGATAACACTTGGGTTTGGGGGTCTTTTTACTTTTTTTGATTTATATGTGAAATCTGATGCATCTCTTTGACCTATAGATACGTCAGATATCATAGAGTCATTATCATCTACTTTTTCAGATTTATCTGTATCAAGTGGACTAACCGTAACCCCATCCCATTTTCCTTTCTTAGCCGACTCGTGAAGATGACGAATAATTTTTTTTTCCTCGTCATTTGCAAAAATTAATTTTTTCATAAATTTTCTTTATTAATAAGTATCTTAAAAACATTAATTAATATTCGTTAGAGTAAAAGATTAATTCTTATTGTTGTTGGTATTTAAACAATTCATTAATATGTTTTATAACATAAAAAAAGGAAACGATTTCTTGTCTCCTTTATCTTATTACGTTTTATTTGATTTATGTCTATTCTCAATACCCAACATTGGTTGTAGGTTATCTAAGGGTCAACAAGACATAAATTCACTATCAACCATTTCTTGGATATTAAAATGAGTTAGTAAACCAACACACATCTATCCATTCTTAAAGAAGCTGTAATTTCGGCTAAAGCATCTTGACTATAAGATAAGGTTCCAAAATTTACATCAGTTAAGAATGTTCCGTAAAGAATCCATTTTTCAACAACAACTCCTGTTGGGTCCAACATTTCAAGGTCAATGTCTTTTTTGTATCCCGCAGCATAACCCATACGACCTGTCACGGATTCAGCGTGTAAACGAACCCACTCCATAAGTGCTTGAGCGGCTGATGGACCAATAGGGTCACGAAACTTAACACTAATTGGGTCCCAATTAAATCTGCCCGCAACAAATGTTGATGTGTTTAAGAATTGTATTTCAGTTGCTCCAATTTTAATTGCTGGTCTTGAAGCACTTTCAACAAACCATTCGTTAATACCTAAACTTGATGGAAACCTTAAAATAAAACGATTTTGTCGTTTTGGTTCATAAGGTATCGGCATTTTCATTAATAAATCAGCCATGTTATTTTATTTTTTTTGTTTTAGTTTTTTATCTTTTATATATATAAATATATCCTTGTTAAAATTTTTTTCTATTTACTTTTATTTTGTCAAAATTATAATCTAGTTATATTTATTTTTAATGCCACTAGCAGTAGAATAAGTCTTAATTATATTATTTGGTTTATTTATAAAATGTTTATTCATTACTTCTACATTTTTAATGTCGTCATCTGAAAATCCAATAGTTGGTTGCTCTGGTATAAAGTTATTTGATATATCATTTTTAATAAACGCTCTTTTATTTAACTTATTAGCCATTTTTTTAATGTAGGAAACAAATTTTTCCATATCACGAACTTTAGCCTCTTCAGGATTAACCGCACCTGACTCATCACCAAAAGACACTGGATAGTACTTATTTAGGTTCAAATACGACTTAATTAATTCATCATCACTTATATCATTTTCACCGACAAACGTCCTGTATTTTTTAAGGTTTTTAACTAGTTGATTTTTATCAATCCCATTAAATCCGTTGATAATATAATTATAAACAGCTTGTTTTAAAATGTTTGGGTTATGACCTCTTGCGGTAATTATTGAAAAAATTGAACCATTATTAATGGCTTCTTTAAAATCATCGAAAGCTGGTCCAACATTTGCCATCATAGCGTCAACTAAAAAATCTTTATCACCTTCGGTTCGAAAATTTTTAAATGGATTTTTACCAAACCCAACAATAATTTCTCCATTATATTTAAAATTTTTTTTCCCAATTTTCTCCCTATGTTTTGCAAAATCATTAGTATTCATACCAATTTCGTCTCCGTCTTCAGTTTTTACTATTATTTTGGTTGGCATGTGGACAATATTGTCATCCCAATCAAACGCGTAATATTTCATGTCTGGAGTTCCTTCTTCTTTAAATCCTTCTCTAAGTTGTCCTTTCATAATTAGATAATACGGGGCAGTTATATACCCCGTTAATTTTGTTAAATATTTTCAAATGAAGCTCCTGTTGGTGTAATTAAGAATTCAATATCTATAAATTCTAACGCCCTTGTAGGTTTTAAATAAATTTTACCTGTTAATGTGTTTCTGTCTAAATCTTCAGGTGAAGATGAAACTGTTACACGGAAATCATATAAACCTCTATCTCTTCTAATTGAATCCAAAATAGGATTAACACTATCCAAGAATTGTTGTCTAACAACTTGGTCGTTTTGTTCAAATAATAATCTTACAGCTACTGCGGAAATTAACTTACGAGCTTGAAGTAACAATCTTCTCACATTCAATCTATTAAGTGCTGAGTCAGCAACTTGTAATGTTTTATTACCCCAAATTACAGTTCCAACATCAGAGAAAGTTGCTATAGGATTTATTCTACCTTGATATAGTACATCTCTGTCGGTTTGTGTAAGTTTTTGTCTCGCCTTAATAGAGTTTACAAGTCCTCTAGTATAACCCGCAGATGCAAACCAAGGGAATGAAATGTTATCGGTTAAAGCTAAGTTTCTACAAACCTCACCTGTCGGAGGTAAATAAATTTGTGTGTTATTAACAGTATCTCTTGTTAAAATCCAAGGGAAATAAGTTGCAGTATAGTTAGAGTCAATTCCTGTATTATTTAAATTGTCAACTGATTCTTGAGGGTAAATAATGTCTAAAGGATTTGTTCCGTCTGGAGTATACATTCTATAATCAGGTGTGGTACAAATATAAACCGAATCCGCTCTTGAAAATTGAATCATGTCTATCGCTTCCTCAACAAGGTTTGAGTTATTTACGTAGTCAATACTTGCACTTGCAAATATATTAATGTTAGTTGATTCTGGATTTGCAAATGATAGAATACCAAGTAAATATGCGTAGTAGTCAGTATTCGCAAAATCTTGAGTATTGTTCTGAACCACAATTCTTTTAAACAATCCATCACCTGTTGCGGTTGGATATCTTGATGAAGGTGCTGTACCCGCCAAATAACCCGCAGCTCCTAATTGAAATCTATCTTCGTTAGTTCTCCACTCTCTATAAATGTCCCAACCATCAAACCCACCAGCAAAACATAGTGTATATTTTCTTGAATATATGAAATAATACGGATTTTCTTGTGTTTCTGGGTCACTTCTAAATTCAGCAGTACCACATTCAAAAGCTGTTTGACCACTTGTTATTGATGTGTTAGCAATTGATACAACAGTTGCTCCTGAGTCCATATGGAAACCTTTACTAGTGTAATTCCATTTAAATGAGTCAGTTGCCAAAGCCCAATTTGATTGAGGGTTTTGTTTTCCTTTATAAGTTAAAAATGATTCATCAATTCCATACTGTGTTGAGAATCCTAAATATGTTCTTCTTATAACATCTCCAGGAGATTCAACAGTATTTGAGCCACCAATAGGTGTTCCAAATGGTGGGTTAGCAATAACTTCTCCAGGGTAATCATATTTTATTTTATATTTTGGA